CGATCTGACACCTTATGAAACCAATGGTAGCTTCGATGCTTACAAGATCAAGAAAGCTATCGAAGCAGCTACGGCACTATCGGTGTTCAACACCATTCAAATTCGTCTGCCTAAGAAGTATGACAGCGGGACCAGCAGCTACGAACGCTGGACTTCCGTAGATTGGGAAAGCATGAGGTTGGCTCTTGAAGGTCACTTGACCTCTGCTCTGGAAATGGTTGATCCCGACGCGGAGTTCTTCCCGCTGGTTGACATTTTCGTTCTATCTGATAGAGGTCCTGACGCAATTACAGGAGCCTAATAATGGCAGATAGCCGTTTCGACCTACCCACAGTTTACGCTAACCTAGTTGGTCAGATTACTGGTGTAATCTCCGATGCCAAGGCTGCGGGTATTAGCCCCGACTTGGAATACATTGCTTGGGATGCTCGTCAAGAAGTGAACGAACTTCCTAACCACGATCTAATCGGTGTAGCTGATTGGGCTTATGATGAAACTGAGGATCACCGCCCAGAGATTGAGTTCGCGGTAGTGCTGTCTGTTGTTCACGATACCAACCTGTTCCGAGAAGCAGAAATCCTCGATCTTATTAGAAAGAGATGCGTTGTGGATAGCGGTGCCACTCCTCGCTACAAGGTATGGACCGTCTACGACGACGATAATAATCCTTTTGCTCAGCTACAAGTGACTTCGTTCACCATCATGCCCGCCGGTCAGTCCGAAGCCAGAACTGTACGTACTGTAGGCATCAGTGTGAAACGAGCGGACCTTGCCAAGTAACGAGAACATCCGTCTCAACATCAACTTCACCTTCAAGGGAAAGAGTGATGCCAAAAGAGAAAGCCGTCAAGCCATTGGTATGGCAATCTCAGGTGTGGGATTTCGTGCCGCAAAGAATCGTCAGCGTAAGCTACAGGCTAACCTACAAAGAGATTTCGCGCCCATTGTAGAACGAGAGCTACAGAAAATGGCTCGTGACGTTGCCCGAATGGGAGTAGGGATCGCCAACTACCGAAACCCACCCGATGGTGTCCTCAGTATCGATGGGGCCGTCGCCAGCATCATGCAGGGTCAATCAGGGCCGATGAGTATCTCATCAATGACGGGGGAATGGGCCGCAAGGACCCAGTCCTATATGCGGTGGAAGTACAAGAAGTATGGCACTCGTAAATGGTTCAAGAACACTGGTCGGCTGCAGGATCAGCTAGGTAAGGTCAGTACGTACCGTAGCGCCTATGGTCCCATCAGCATCACCTTCAAACCAAATGGCAATACCCGAGGGGGTATGGCATCATCTTTGGGACGCTCCGCTGGTGGGCAGTCCAATAAGATCATGCTGGGAACCCTGAACGTAAAGCCCCTTCGTAGACTGCGGATGGGTGACCTACCAGGGATCGGTCAAAAGGCTGAATACAATCGCAACCTTCTGGCCCCGTTGGCCGACTCGATTGAGCGTAAGCTGACGGGCCGGAAGAAGTACCGTCCGGTAATCGAGTCGTTCCTCAGCTATTACATGGGAAGAAAGATTCCTAACGCGGTGTACCGCAAGTTGGAAAAAAGTTTAACCTAGAACAGCACCCCAAAGTCCCTGAAATTCATGGACTTCAATTACCGTTTCGCCGTTGATAATATCTCCACGGAAGATAGGCTCGTTCGTAATCAGACGACCTTTCTCGTTGGGAATACGAAGCTCACGGTCAAAGGCTTCTTGCAATGGCTCGTAGCTGGCGTAAATATCAATAGGGTCACCCATACCACCCTCTTTGGGAAGATTGGTGCGAGGATCAATAGTGCCTTGACTTCTTCTCTTGAGAGAGGCCACTACCGTAGCTTGGTATAGTTTGAAGGCTCGGAATGGATCACCTTGAGAGGTCTCACTTGGAGAATACCAAGCCACCATGTACTTCATGCCTTGAGGACTTTGGACCACCATTCCGCCTTTAAGAGGCAGATCAACAGGCACCTTCAAAATACGACGGGGAGCAGCCCATTCCAGTGTAGAACCAGAGGACAAGTTAATATCTTCAAGGGCACCGAAAAAACTTCCGCTGCCCTTGTCGATAACATCAAACTGGATGTCAAATTTTGATCTTGTGCTTCTCATCATCCACCGAAGAATTGGTTCAAACTTGTAACCGCCTCAGCAGAAGATTTCATCTCGTTCACGTTGATCGTGTCGGATTTACCATCACCGCCAAAGGCCTGTGACAGAATCTTTACCATAGTGTAGTGTTGCTGTAAATGACCGACAGTAGCCTCACCGAGACGAACCCTTAATTTGTACGTAACATCGTACCAGATTTCAGTCGCGGCGAGGTCAATGTATTCGCTGGGTTTTACTCCGTAGGCCCAGCAGACTTGGTCTTGGTCTGAGAGGGTGTCGAACCACTCTAGGAAGGGCTTGAGGACGTCGTCTTCTCCCCGCTGATTTCGGGATACTTTGCCACTACCGCCTGAATCTTCTCGGCGGTTTTCATAAAAAAATACGCGACATGTTCCAACGTCCAAGAGAGAACATCATCCATTTCGAAGATATCAATGTTGATGTCTTCGATAGGATCAAGGTCCTCTAGCTTTTCAATGGGCTTGTTGTTATCGGTGAAGAGACGACGAATGATGACATCACGAGTGGACTGATTCATCATGATCTGTTCCATCGCCTCGTCGGGACCACCGACGTACCTCAGAATGTCGTTCATCATCAGGTAGGTCATGGTCAGGGTACGACCGGTCTCGGGCAGTTCAAGCTGTTTCTCGGGACGATTAGGCTTAGTCTTTGCCATTGATAAGTTCTTCCAATTTTTCTCGTGGGATTAACTCAAGGATGAATTGAGTAATGGTATCATCCTTGCTACTAACTGCATGAAGCCCATTGGTAATCAGAGAAATGATAGCAGCATTCATGGAAGGCATATCATTATCGATTGCGTATTGGGAAACAGTGAGGTATAGAGCTTCGGGGATGCGGATACTAAGTGTCTTTACCCGCTGCTTTGGTTTGTCGTGGTTCATGTTGCGTCTCTTCGCATTTTATCCTATACAAGTCAAGCATAAATTGCAGAGTTTAACTATATAGGAAGTTTCAATGGCTGACGTTAAGAACCCGAAATTTGTGATCGGTAACGCCACAGTGATGATTGCTCCGTATTCGGAGGATGCATTTGCTCTGAACCCTGACGACCACTCAGTAGGGATGGTAAAGTCGGTTACTATGGAGCAGCAGGCTGACCAGATCATGCTCAAGAATGGTATCCAGCAGCTTACTGTTGATACCCAGAAGTCGAACGTCAACATGACGACGACCTTTGAAGGATATGAATTCGACGCGAAGAACCTGTCGTACGCCCTCGGTGTGGCTGGATCGACTGTAGTTCGTCTCCGTGGTATGGTAGATGCTGCTGCTGCTGCCGCGACTACGTTGACAATTGCTTCCGACCCCATCGCCGGTGACACCACTACTGGTATCGATGATGTTGGTGACATCCCCTCAGGCGCTACGGTTCTGATCCAGAATCCTGACCAACCTGATGAAGTCTATGTCGTTGCCACGACTGCTGCTACTACTGACAACTTGGGCACTGGTCCCTACACGTTGACTACGGAAAAACTTCCTGTTGCCGTAGGCGCTGGTTGGACTGTCTGGATTGTGAATGAAATCGCAGCCGGTTCGTTTGAGCAGGACGATTACTTCTGCGCGAAGATCGCCGGAACCCTGTCGGCTAACAATGAGCCTATCGTGGTTGTCATTCCGAAGCTGAAAATTACTCGTGGTTTCAACCTCGCGTTCAGCGAAACGGATTACAGCAACCTGCCGTTCGAGCTTTCGCCTATCGTTATGACGAAGGCTGAAGAAGCGGCTAAGGTTCTGACCAGCCCTCGCTACGCCGGATTCGCCCGTATGTTGGCCAAGGCTTACGCTGGCGGTTAATCCCTTCCACCCTTGAAAAAGTAAGAAGGCCCCTGTATAGCTACGGGGGCCTTTTCTTTTGGTAGTGAGTAACAATGGCAGCTAATAATGAAATCAATGCTCAAGTAGGCATTAATTTAACCCCGAAGGGGATGGAAAACGCGCTGTCTGTTCTGAACAAGCGCTTGGATAACACTATTGCTAAGATGAATAAGGCTGGTGCTGTCGCTGCCCAACAGATTAAAACATTGACGATGACCTCCAAGAACTTGGATGCTGTAGCCAATTTCAATGCCAATAGAAGAATGGGTGGGGCCGAATCTCTGCAGGCCCTCGGTAAACGTGCCCGTGCCTACGCAGAATTAGGAAACGCCACCAATCAGTACGGTCGCTCCGTGGATGTTCTTCGCGGTCGTATCCGAGACTTAGATACCAGCTTTGGTAAGATGGCTCGTCGCGGCGTTGAGGTTACTGATTTTCACCAGAGAGCCTACGCCAATCTACAAAACAATGCTCAAGCTTACGCTAAGTTAAGCAGAACTGCGGACGACTATCGCACTCGTATCCAGATGCTTAGCCGCGATGGTCAAAAGGCCTTCGCTCCTATGCTTGACCAGTTTGAGCGGCTGGATAAGGCCAACGCCAAAGCATTTGCAACTGGCGGTTTCAAGACTGACTACTCTACTCAGATCGCTAGCACCAGACAAGCACTCGGCGCAATGGGGGATCAGCTTCGTGCCAGAGAAAAGATCGAAGCAAAGACTCGTCTGAATATTGAAGCCCTGCGCGAAGAGGGTCGTCAGATTCTGACTAATTCCCGGTTGCAGAGAGAAGCTCTGCTTGCGGATGCTACTCGCAAGGGTGAACGTAGTCTCAAGAACCGCGAGCTTATCGGGGAAGCTTCGGCTTATCGCCGCATCGCCGACTCACAGCAGCGCCTCGCCAACCAAACCAACTTCCTGATCACAGCCAAGAGACAGCTTAACGCCGAGCTAGCCAAGCCGGTTGAACAGCAGAACGCTGCTCGTATTGATCAGCTTATCGCTCGCTACAAGCTTCTCCAGAGAGAGATTGGTGAGACGATTGCGATGCGTAATCGGGAGCAGAGTGCTGCACCCAAGACCCCTGAATATAAGGGTGGTTTCTTCTCAGGAATAAAGGCTGCTCCAGGTAACTTCCTTACTGAAAAAGGTGGGGGAGCCTACGGAGCAGGTGCCCTCGTCGGTCGTGTCGCCAGTTACGCTGTCGCTGCAGGGGCCATCTATGGCCTGATTTCCAGCATCCAACAGGGTATCAGCTTTGCTATTCAGTTTGAAGATGCTCTTGCTCAGTTGCAAGCCGTGTCTGCTTCCACGACTACCGAAATGGAACGACTGAGCGCAGGCATCTTCGAGGTCTCGAAGAACAGTGCTGATAGTGTGATGGAGCTTACCAAGTCAGCCACTATTATCGCTAAGGCAGGTTTCGCCGGTGAAGAACTTAAGATGATGCTACAGAGCGTCGTTAATCTTTCTGCCGCTTCCGGCTCGACTCCCGCCGAGTCCGTTGACATTCTTACCTCGGCCCTGGGTGCCTTCCAGATGTCTGCGAGTGAAGCCAGCCGTGTGACCGATATCTTGGTTACGACACTGAACGAATCGAAGCTGGGCGTTAGCCAAGTTCAGCAATCTTTGCAGTACCTTGGTAACACCGCTGCTGCCAACACCGTAACGATTGAAGAACTCGTTGCCACGACCGCCTCGCTGGCCGACGCCGGTGTTAGAGGCTCGACCGCTGCCACAGGTCTTCGTCAGATGCTGGTCGATCTTATGAACCCTTCGCAGAAGCTAATCGATCAGCTTCAAAGAATTGGTTTAAGCACCTCGGATATCGACGTTAAGGTTTTGGGGCTGAATGAAGTTCTTCGCCGCCTTCGCTCAGCAGGTTTCGAAGCCTATGGTGCTATGGAAACTCGTGCTGCCGCTGCATATGTTGCCGCTAGCCGCAACATTGAAAACACCGAACGTCTCCTAGTCCTTTCTGAGAAGGAAGGGGCAGCACAAGAAGCTGCTGCCGTTCGTGTCGATTCACTCGAAGCCCGTTGGCAGCGCCTATGGAACACTATGGCTGAGTTCGGAGCAGGGATCGGTGAGAATCTTATTCCCGTGCTAAAGCTGTTGCTAGTACTGCTTGAAGGTATCGTTGTTTCAATCGGCGCAATTGCCGAGCTAATAACTAGACCTCTAAAGGCTTTCGGGCTGCTTACTCAAGAAGCCAATTACTCAAGCGTGAGTCTGAAAGAGGCAGCAGCTTCTTTCGAAGCGGCAGGCTACTCCGCAGAAGAAGCAGCAGTCCGGGCGGCACAGATGGGTGACAGCTTGGGGGATGTTACCACCGCTCTCAAGGACACCTCTGCCCAGATGGCCTCGCTCGAAATGGATCAGCTGAGTCTTCGTGATGAAACTCAGAAGCTGATCATGCGTGAGGAAGAACTCGCAGGAGCAAACGGTAATCTCAACGAAACAACCACCGGTGTTTCTTCTGCGGTTAGCCAGCTTTCTTCTCGCTTCCCCGGTCTTCGTGATGAGTTCAGTAAGACTCAAGGCGGAATCGCAGGACTCATTCAGTAACTGGTGAACCTTGATCGCAAGGCTCAGGAAACGCTACGTAATCTTGCCCAGACCGCACTGGCTCAGGCCGATATGGAACGCAAGAATGCTCTGCAAGAACTTGGTGGAGTAAGCGGAAAATTTAGTAGGGATAGCAGAGTAAGCTTTACTCCGAGAACTCGTAGAGAAAATCCACAACTAGTGAGGGACACTGAAAGACTGCAGACCCTAATGCGTAGTAATACTACGTCAAGTCTTCAGCAGGCTCACTCGCTACTACTTAAAAACCCTGCCCTGCAGCAGCGTTATCCTACGACTTATGCCAGCCTGACTACTGCGCTTGATAGCTATACTAGAGCTAGACAGGATACTGATCTTTATACAGAACGCTTGGGAACTGCCGAGTTCGCCCTGACGGACCAGGGTCAAGAACTGATCCGTTCTATGCAGGAAGATACGGGTCGTTCAACTCGTGCCGCCTCGCAGGGAAGCTCTGGTGGAATGAACCGAGCGCAGCTAGAGGCGCAGTTTACCCAAAGAGAACGTCGCTACGACGAGATTGAATCAGAGGTTGCCGACAATCCTTATGCCGCTACGCTCCTTGAGCAGGCTCGTGCCAGCACCCGTGCTGCTCGCAACCGCATGGCTCCTCCGGTTGACAAGGAAGCTGCTAAAGATGCTGAAAGAGCAGCCAGCAAAGCCGAACGAGAAGCTCGTCGCAGAGAGGAAGAACTAGAACGTATCGATGCTCGCATTGCGAAGGAAGAACTTGAGTACCGTCAGGAGCTATACAATAATACTCTTGATACTTTCAAGAATGCACCTAAGCTAGATGACCTTCCTGACGTACTGGATGATCTGGACGATCAACTTGACAGCTGGCTGACGGGCGAAGCCGAGCTATCCATGCAACAGATTGAAGCTCTTAACCCTTCTCGGGAACAGCGAGCCAAAATGATGGCTACCGCCGGTCGTAAGATCGAACAGATGCGGGTCGAAGAAGTCAAGAGAATGGCTGATACCCTCGCGGCTGTGCTTAAGAACTTCATCGATACAAGCGTTGAAGCTATCGACGATGATTTCAAGCAGGCTATGCGACCAACAGAGCAAGCTCTTGCTATCGCACAGGCTCGTGTTCAAGGACTGAACAATCCTCTCGGGAATGAGAACACCCCTGAATACATGAAGACGGTGGTGCAGAACCGTTCTGACATTGCTGAAAGAAACAATCAGTTTGCCAGTGTGGCTGCTAATGAAGAACGTATCCGTCAGCTTACCGAGCTTGCTGCCGAGGTTGCAGAGCAGAAGCGCCGTATCGAACAAGACCTCAGCCGAATGGAAGAGTTCGTTGCACAGGAAGGTGTGAAAGAGGGCGAAGCCATTGTGGTCAGAGGCCAACTGGAAGAAAGCCGAATCACGCTCAGAGGAATCGAAGAAGAACTCGGCAACATTGACACCATAACCGAAGACCTGATCGATGCTAACGCAGCACTCATGGCAAGCTATGGAGTGCTTCGAGAAGTCCCGATGACTTTCGGCGGTGGAATGAGGATGGCTCTGGAAGCTATGAAGCTCGAGATTGGTGCCGCAGATGGCCTAGGTCAGGAGCTTATCAAGAACCTTGACCAGCCGCTTCGTGCCCTTCATTCTTCTTTCAAGGGCTTCTTCTCCGATGTTGTCAGCGGGACCGTAACCCTCGGCGGTGCCTTCAAGAACATGGCTGCAACCATCATCGATGCGATGCTCGAAATGGTAGCTGTCGCGCTGGCCAACCAGTTCTTCTCTATTCTGGCTGGTGCCATTGGTGGGCCTAACATGAGTGGACTGTCCTCAAAGTTCGGTAGTGCCACTGATAGCTTGGCCTCGTGGGGTCTCTGGAGAGGCGGGGAAGTCCCTGCTCCGAAGCAACCAAAGGGCTACTATGGTGGTGGTTCCATCAGCAGTGGTCTGCCTACTCGGGACAGCACACTTATTAACGCGGCTCAAGGTGAGTATGTAATCCGTCGCCCCGCTGCTCAGAGTATCGGTAAGGGCTTCCTTGACGCTATCAATGCCAGAGGCGCTCACGCTCTCAAGGATGCCGGTCCTCAGATGAACATCATGCAGGCCAGTGCTGCTCCTCCCGTCAACGTGTACGTCGTGGCTCCTGAAGAGAAGCCTACGATGGGACCGAATGATGTCCTTGCAACATTCAGTAATGATGTGCTAAAGGGCGGTGTGACTAAGAAACTAATTCAACAGGTGGCTCGTAATGGCTGAGTTCCTATTTGACTTTTGCCCAGACACTAGAGTCGCTGAGACCATCGCTCCAGAGGAACCTTCGATCAAGGACTTCAACGGTTGGGACTATACGCCACGCCCCGTGGTTCCCTATCGTCGTAAGTTTAAAATCCTGCTAGGAGGACTCCGCTGGTATTTTAATGACAACGGGACCATCGACTATCTTACCAACCCAAGCTATAACGCCGGTAGACTTGAGAAGTTCTACAGGGACCACCGGAAGTGGAAAGAGTTTGGGTACGAACATGAATGGATGGGTTCAATTGAACTCCGTTTTGAAAATCCTGTGAGTGTTCCGAAAGCCATTCCCAATTCCGGTGGCCTGATTGAAGAACTAGAAATCATGACCGTTCACCACAATCCTACATATAATGACTAATGGTAGATCAAACTAATATCGAAAGCTCGCAAGAGCTAGCACCCGACGCAGAAATTGTCCTGTTTGAGTTGACCACTCGGACGGGTGCAACCGTGTTCTTCAAATCCGGTCCAGAGCAGAGTTATCTCGGGGACCTCTACGAATCCGTACCTTGTGCATTAAGCGGGGAAAAGCGGACAGCAGACGGTAGCCCAGAGCGCCCATCGCTCACCATTGGTGGTGATGATGTTGATCTAGCTGCTCTTAAGCCCGCCCTCTTTTCTGGTCAGGTCGATGGGGGAACGCTGATCAAATACACTGTTGAGCTAGAAGATATGCTCAACAATGTAAACAATAAGATTGTCACTAAGTACAGTATTAAACAGGTAAAAGATTACAACCGATTCAGCATTAACCTAGTGTTGGGTCGCTTTAGTCCTAACTCTTCAACTACCATCCCGTACGTCAAGTACACTAGACCGGCCTATCCTCATGTCAAACTTTGAGACTAAACAATTTGAAGGTAAGCTATTTAATCTTGGTAAGCAGGATTGCTTTACTACTGTCCGAGATTTCTACGAGGTCAACTTCGGCATTGAGATGCCTGACTTCGCTCGCCCGAATGACTGGATCGCTGACGAGGATGATTTAATTGCTGAATACTGGCCAATCGCTG